CAAAGAGAACACAACCAAAAAAAGCAACACCAAAGAGAACAACACCAAAAAAAGCAACACCAAAGAGAACACAACCAAAAAAAGCAACACCAAAGAGAACAACACCAAAAAAAGCAACACCAAAGAGAACACAACCAAAAAAAGCAACACCAAAGAGAACACAACCAAAAAAAGCAACACCAAAGAGAACAACACCAAAGAGAACACCACCAAAAAAAGCAACACCAAAGAGAACACCAAAGAGAACATCAAAGAGAACACCAAAGAGAACACCAAAGAGAACACCAAAGAGAACACCAAAGAGAACACCAAAGAAAACACCTAAACAAGGAAAATCAAGATCATCCACTAAATCATCATCACGTACATCATCTAGACGTAGAGGTGGAGATATCGGTATAGATAATTCTAAATTAAATAAATTATTTGATAGTATATCAGAAACTCTAGATGATATCAAGGATCGAAAATTACCAACAAGTATGTTAAACTTAACATTACAACAATTAACAACATATTCATTAAAAGCATTACTTGAAACATATGATGAATTATTAGGATTATTTAAAAATAATAAACTTACAATTGTGAATTTATTATCAATATTATTCAAAGAAAATAGAATTTTATTTTTAGGAACTGGATTTTTAATCATATCAATTGTAATGTTTATATTTAATAATTTTGTTAGAATACCATATTTCGGTGCTGATAAGAGAGTATTTGTCAATAATTATTAAATCCTTCTATACTATTTATTTTTATATTTAAGCTGTTTATGTATTCATTTAATATGTTATTTAACATATCAATTGATTTTTCTAATTTTTGACGTAGTATAGGATTATTATTAAAACTGTAAATAAATGATGATAAATCTTCTAATATTTTATTTTTAGTATCAAATATCACATCATCCATTAATTTTTTCTTATTGTCTGGTATTACTTGATAATCTTCATATAATGTAAAAAAATCATTTAAATTAATTACAAATTGATCATATACTTGTTCATTATATTGTTTAAAATCACTTATAAAATATAAAAAATTTATAATATTATCATATTTATTAATAATTGATGGAATTTCATTCTTAAATGGTTCTTTTTTTCTATTTAAAATAATATCTTTTTCTTTTTCTCTTTCATTATAACGATAATAAAAATATAATATAAATAATATAACAGTTGTGATTAAATATACATCTATTTTTAATAAATATAAAATAATATATATACCTACTAATGTAGATATCATCTCAATTATTTTTCTATCAAAAAATTTTATTATTCTTTCCATAATTTTGTTTATATAAAAAATTTCGAATATAATTGTATTATATGTCTGAAGATAATTTAATTACAAATGATTTAGTCGAGAATCTATTTTATTCATTTTATGATAAAAAAGATATTAAATTAATATTAAAGGAAATATATTCATTTTTAAGAGAAAATACATATTCAAATCTTGAAATTAAAAATGCATTACAGTATTATTTTTGGCAAAGAAAAGAATATATTTATTTAGAATATGAATTAAGATATAGTCAAATATGTGATGTTCTTGAAAATATAATTAATCCACCAGATCTTTCGCAAGAAATTAATAATATATTGAATGCAAATGAGGAAGAAAATGAAGAAGAAAATGAGGAAGAAAATGAGGAAGATGAAGAAGAGAATGAGGAAGAAAATGAGGAAGATGAAGAAGAGAATGAAGAAAATAATATATCTATTGCCGATCAATCCTTATTAATGTTAGAACAATTATTAAATAATCCATCTCATATTAATAATATAGTATTAAATTTTTCAATACCGCAACAATTTGCATTACCACAAAATAATCAATTACAACATTATATATTTCATAGTATGAATATGCAGATGAATTTATTTAATGATCTAAACAATGGTACACAATATCAACCACAACCAATGAATGATATAAAAAATGTAATTAATAAAGAAGAATTAGATAAATTACCAATTAAAAATTGGAAAGATTTAGATAAAGAAAAGTATAAAGAATGTTCCATTTGTTTAGATGATTACAATGACACATCAAATGTAAGAATATTACATTGTGCGCATGGATTTCATATGGTGTGTATTGATCATTGGTTAACTGAATGTAGTTATAAATGTCCAGTATGTAGAGATGATTCTAATACTCATCATTCAGAGGTTTAATCAAAATAAAAACAACTTCCATATTTTATTAAATTATATCTATTTTTTTTATCACGCGTTTTCATAATATCAAGATTCCAATTCATAATATGAAACCATTTGTTATTATGCAACTCTTGAAATCTTTTTATTCGCTCTTCCATTTTTTGTTCCATTTTTATTTTATTATTTAAAAATTTCAATCAATTCAATTTTCAATTTTAAATCAAAAAAATTGTAAAAAAAACATATAAGACTAAAAGAATATATATAGTATAAGATGAGCTATATTAATGGAATAACAAATAGAATGATTGATGATCGTATCACAGCAATTAAAGTAGATTATCCTAATATTAATGTTGTTATTCAAGATGAATCACAAAAAATGGTATTTAAAAAGGAAATAAAAAAGAGTATGATGGATAATCTTGTTGAAAATATGTTTAAGAGACCATGGAGCAAGTTACCTTATTTTCATCGTGAAATGAAGGTGATTGAATTTTGTAGAAATAATAAATTAGATGAAAAAGAATATAAGAAGTATTTGTATGAAAAAAAGTTAATTGCTAGAAATGTAGAATATGATGAAAAGAAAGGTTGTATTATAAAAATTATTATCAGGTAAAAAATTGTTCTCTCGTTTTACTCACACTAATTTTTTATGGTTTCATAAAAAATTGTTCTCTCGTTTTACTCACACTAATTTTTTATGGTTTCATAAAAAATTGATTTATGCTTCTTTTATATAAAGATTAAACTATATTTATATACAATGGGTGATTACAAAAAAGATATCGACGAATTAATAGATATTTATATTGAGGAGAATGACTTAGAATATTTAACGAAAAACGATTTTGACGAATTAGTCGAGTATGCTCATATAAGTCTTCAAGAACATCATGATATTAAAATAAATAAACAACAAATTATTTCAATCATGAATAATTTATTGGAAGGAGAAATGGTATATTATAAGAAACTAGTTATTGAAAAAACTCCTGAAGATGAAGAGTATGATAAATTGGAGGAATATTATGAGTATTTAATGAATTTACCACAGCCAGAACAAAAGAGTAAAGCATGGTTTGATATGCGTAATAATATGATTACAGCATCATCTGCTTTCCAAGCAATTGATTATGAAAAGAAAGGTAAATATGGTACAATGGAAGATTACATATATGAAAAATTATTTGGACGTGTATTTAGTGAGAATAAAATGGTTCATCATGGTAAAAAGTATGAACACATTATTACAATGTATTATGAACACATTTATAATGCGAAGATTGGTGAATTTGGATTACTCCAACATCCTCAATATAGTTTTATTGGTGCCAGTCCAGATGGTATTTGTAGTTCTTATAGATTAGATGGAACTCGAGGATCTCCACTATTAGGAACTATGCTTGAAATTAAGTGTCCATATTCGAGACCGATTAATACATCGGGTGAAATTATAAATGGAATATGTCCTGATTATTATTACATGCAAGTTCAGTTACAACTACAATGTTGTAATTTGAAGAGATGTGATTTTATTCAAGCTACAATTAGAGAATATTCGTGCGAAGATGAATTTTTAAATGATAATTATATTCCGAATCATACAGAAAATCAAAATGAACCATTAAAGATAAATCCAAATTTTGGTAGAAATGCTGTAATACAGTTATTACCGAAGAAGTGGGTTCAAAAGGAGAAGTATGACTCAAAAATATTTTACAGTAAATATCTATATCCTCCATCATTAAATATGGATAGAGATCAAATATTAGAATGGATCCAATCTGAAAAAGAAAAGTTTCCGTCATCACCACTTTCAACTGATTATAAATTTGATCAACCTCTGTTTTTCAAAGTAGTATCATCTCATAACATTAGTATATATCGTGATGATAAATATTTCGCAGACGCATTACCAAAATTAAAAAAGACATGGGATACTATTTTATATTATAAGGCAAATAAAGAAGAAGCTCAAAAGTTTAAAGATGCATACGATAGTAAGAAGAAACCAAAGGTTGAATTTGTAGCAAGTAAACCTAATAGTGGATTTATTGATACTGAATGAATATAAAAAAATTGTTCTCTCGCGTTGCTCATAAAAAATTGAAATTACATTTGTATATATATTTATATATTCAAATAAAATTCACCATGGCATCCTCATCAGAACTGCCATCAGAAATGATACTATCCACAATTTTGGAATATACGTCTACAAATGCAAGAGACATGACTTACATTGGAATTGGAACTTGTCCTCATAACGATGATATTGACAAACTACCAGAGAAAGAAAAGACATTTTGGGATCAAATTATTCCTGTCTTTATGACTGATATTATTAATGAAACTAGAAAGTCAATTCGTATGATACATTTTGATCCTCAATATAGTATTAAGATACCTATGATGATGGAATATTTTTCTAAACGAGGATATAAATATGATAACACATCTGGATTTCATCGATGGGTAACTAATGATAACCGAATTGAAATTCTCATTTTTGAGATGAGAATTGAACATCATCCTGGAGTAGTAGCAGAACAATTCAGACATCTTCCTCATAATAATATTCCTTCAGATGATTGGTTTCTGGATATGATTACTGAACAGACTATATTGCAAGGAGGACAATTAATTGTACAAGAATTTACTGGATATGACACAAATGATTTGTTCAAACAAATATTTGATAAGACTGAAAACAAAGAGTTATTCAAAAAGAAAATTATCTTTGATATATCGTATGGTAATGCAAGTTGTATGTTGGATCTAAATAAGTACAAACCATTTTATGATAAGAACGGAGATTTCTTGAATTTTATTTTGTATACTCGTGAAGAGATATTACAAATTGTTGGAACTCATGCGGGAATGGATATATTGATTAAGCAATATTTTCTAAAAGAGTATGGAAATATTCTAAATATGCATCATGTAAATTATAGACGTAAATTAAGAAATGACTCGTTATTGTTTAATTGTACATATTATAATGAATCATCAACTCCTGATGAAATTATGACAGTTCTACAAAAACTTCTTTCAGATAGGTATGACATTTTTAGAAAGATGAAATTAATTTCTGCTGAGAAGGAACAGGAAATTGTAATATTGTTTCAAAACTATCGTACAATTGATCCTTATAAATGGTATGACAGTATTAATAAACTTATTTTATAAATGACTTTTAATTGTCTGAATAATTAATTCAATTTCTTTATGAGGATTACCATAAAAAATTTCTCCATTATCTAAAAAATCTTTATTTGTCATTACAACATAAATAAATGGATTTGAGTTAAGATGTTGTAAATTGGCGTATTCTGTATCTGTTTTTACTAGAATAAAAAATATTCCATTAATATTATTACTGATTGTTTTTATAAATTCATTAAAATTTATAAATTCAGTTATAATATCATCTTTTTTATCATTATATTCATTTATACCAATAATTTGATTTATATATAAATAGAATTTTTTACTATCTGATTTTAATATATTTTTAAATCGATTAATACATCTTTTATAATATTCATAATCTTCTGTTTTAAATATATCATGATGTACTAATGATAATTTTGAATCATATGTATTAAAATCATCTATTATATCTTGATTATAATATGTGTTTATACTACATTGATCTATAGTAACTAATAATTTAACAGAATCAATTATATTATATGTATTAAATTCTTTTTTCACATAATTTTCAGTTTTGAGAAATTGTTTAAAATCATTTATAATACAATCTTTAATAGTTGATAATTTTGAAATAGTCCAATCAAATGGATAACTTTCTTTTTTTAAATTTAATATTCTAATAATTTCAGAACTACTACATCTATAACCCATTGGAATAATTATACAATCGGGTATTTTTTCAAATTTATATGTTTCTTTTAAACAATTTAAATAATCAATATGATTAAATATTTCAGTATTATCCATTATAAAAATATATAAATATCTTTTTATATTTATTGTCTTGGATGAACGTGTAATAAATCTTTGTATAAATCATCTTCAAAAATACCAAATTTAAATTGTAATGATACTTGTAATTTTATATAATATGGATTTCTAATGTATGAACATCTACAAGAATAATCTGTAGATGTTTGACAATTACATACATCCGTATTTGCATGTGTATCTAAATTATTCGTTACATATTGATTTCCATATCTATCTGTTATTTTAACTGTATATTTGAGAGCATTTTGTAAAATAGAATCTTTGTAAAAAATAAATGGTGGATATACATTATTTAAAACAGTATAACTATTTGTACCAATACATGTAGCAATAAATGTTACTTTATCTGAATTAGTTGTATATACATAACTGGTTATTTCGGGAATATAAATATAAAATAATCTATCACCAACAATTGTTGTTGCTGTATCAATACTATATTTATTATATGTTGAACCTTGATTCATTTCATAAACGATTGTAGGATCATCATTTATAATATAATTTATCGTCCAATTAGATCCACTTACATATGTACTAACAACACGTATTGTAACAGTACTTGCTGATAAAACTATTGTATGTACATCATTGTTAGATAAATATGGATAATTTATACCATAATATGTATGTATTGTTGTATAATCAGTATCTGTAACCAACGATGTTTGTTTAATAGTATAGTTATTCGGTAGAGTGACAGTTTCTAATTTTAAATATTTAATATCTTTATATTTTCTTTGAATTACAGGTTGATTATTATTTTTATCACCATTAAAAGTTATATTAAATTGAAATGGATTTGGAAATGCGGTAAGACTGCGATCCGCACTATCAATATTGATACCATGTTGAACTAATCTATCAATAAAATCTCTAATAGTTCTACCATTAGAATGAATATATAATGAATACATTCCCCAATTATTATTGATCTCTCCTTTAAAATCAAATAAGTCTTTAATTTCAAATAAAAATCTACGATGTTTTTTATCAGTCCATGTAATGCGAGAACCGACATCTGCAAGTTGATTTAAAAAGAACTCCATTTTATAATAAGTTATTATATAAAAAATTATTTAGATAAATGTATTATGAGAGAACAATTTATCAATAATAAAATAATTGGAATAATATATAAAAATTTGGTTACAAAATTAAATTTAGACTTGGGTGTTGAAGAAAAAACTAAATTAACAAAAAAGATGATTAAAGTTATGACAGAAGTTTTTAACAACATTGATCAATCAAGAGTTAATGCGAGTAATTATAAAAATATCTTACGCCAATTTATTAATAACTGTTTTTCAATAATTTATAGTGATTTGAATAAAGATAAGAAGCAAGAAACTTTTCAACAAGATAGTCGTTTAGATAGAGATCGGAATTTAATGGGAGATAGAAAAAATATTATTGATTCAAGATCTACTGATTCACGACAAGCATATGATAAAGGATCAAATTTTGCATCTTTTAATGATAGTTTTAATATTACTCAAAAAGCTGGATTTCAAGGAAGATATGAACCTCAAACAGATAATGTTGGAAAGAAAAAAGATTTTGCTGAAACATTAGATAGTAGATATAAACAATTACAAAATGAATATGGTAATTCACATATGACTAAACGCCCATCTACACCACCGGAATTACGTGGTGACGGTGGATCAAATTTAAATAAATTATCAAGAGAAAATTCAAAAAATAAACAAGATTCTCGTGGACCACAACAAAACCAACAAAGACAACAATTACAACCTCATAATATGGATGCAAAAGACTTTTTAAAACCTCAAGATGCAAGAGCATTACCTACAAATGTAAATAGTAAACAAATGGATACGTTTAATTTTGGTACGAAAGATGATGGAAAAAACTATGAAAATTTAAATGAAAATGAAAGTAATTACCAAGGAAATTTTGATGTTAATACATGGACAACTGGAATTAACCCAAATAAATTTAATATTGATGAAAATACGCCATTAGCTAAAAAATTAGCGATGTATCAACAAGATCGTGAAAATATGGAAAATGGTGACAGAAAACAAGTAAGATTTGAAGATCGTAATGAAAGAGAAAAGGAGGATGAAAGAGAACAACAAAGAGAAATGGAAGAACAACAAAGAATAAATAGAATGAGAGAAATGGAAAGAGAGCGAAAAAAAATGGAAGCCGATAGATCAATGGATATTAAGAGAGAAGCTGTACGAGTCCCACAAAACGAGGGATTTTCTAATGTTGTTGAAGCAAAATTAGGTGAATATGAAAATACAATTGAACTATTATTAGATAAAATTAAAGATTTACAAAAACAACAAATTAAGTATATGAGTGGTGGAAATTCAGATGCTGATGATAAAATAAGATTATTACAAGCTAAACGTGATGAAATATTAGGAGAAGTTACAAGATTACAATCTATGACATTAGATCTTGAAAAACAACAACAAATTATACAAGAAAGAGAGACAAAATTTAAACAAAAAGAATTAGATTTAGAGGCTAAAATGAGACGTATGATTGATTTAAGAAATATGGATGAAAGACAAGTAATGATCAAAGCAAATTCTGGTAGATTTACATATCAATTACAAGATACATTAACAAATGTAAGTGCAATTCAATTAGTAAACTACAACATACCATATGAAGAACATAATATAAATTCAAATAATAATAAATTATATTTTTCAGTCGTATCAGAAAATGATCAAAATGTTAATAACGAATCAGATGATGATGTATTAACATCTGAAAGTGAAAATTATATAGATGAAGTATATATTAATGCAAATAAGGTATATGTTATGACAATTCCAGAAAATAATTATGACATTTATGGGTTATTAGAGGTAATGAATAAGATTGGAACTAAATGGCAAATTAATTTTAGTTTAGTGAAAGGAAAGGTTGTTATTAAGACTGGAAAACAAAATAGATTAAAATTATATAATGATAGAGAATATCAAAATAACTTATTACCAATGTTAGGATTTAACCGTATTATTGGTGATAAATATAGACATATTGCTGAAAAGAAATATAATATTAAAAATGATAAATTGGTTCAACTATTTATTAAAAATGTTGTAAATGAACCATTTGCTGAATTTTTAATTGGAAGTGCCAAAATTCATAAATTTACCAAAGAAGTTAATATAGAAAATATATCAAGATTAGATATTGAAATTAAATTAAATGAAAAAACATTTATGCCTCAAGAACCATACGTATTAGAATTTAATATTGTAATGAATAATGCTGTAAATTCTTTGGTTGTTGAAAGTAAGAATTCTTCTAATCCAGCAATTATAATAGATGAGAAGAAAGATGATAAACAAGAAGCAAATGAAGAAATTAATACCGATGATAATGATTTGTTAAATAAGGTATCAAATTTAATGAATTTATAATAAAATAGATCATATGAGTTATAAATTAAAAATAATTTAATTTATAATTTAGGTTATAATATGACAAGTTTTGAAAAAACCCACTCGTCCCCAAAAAGCTACAAACAAGCTCTTTTGACACCTACAACGACTCCAACAAATTCACCAGCATCAACACCACCTAAAGATATTTTTATGATTAAAACTCCAGTTCAAAAAATTAAATGGATTTTAAATTATAATGTTGATAATCGAATTTGTTCAGTATGTCAAAAAGGCTTAGAATGGGACGAGTGCAATTCATATTATACAGTATATGAAGAATTATATTTAGCAATAACAGGTAAATATGTTACAAAAGAATACACAGATAAATACACATCAGAAAAATTATTATTTTGTGATAAATGTAAAAAAAATAAAATTACAAATTCATTTGATTCCTTTAGTTTGTAATATAATTGGATTATTATTTTCTGTATGTTCTGATTCACCAAATGGGCCAATATTTCTTCCAGTAGTTGAATACGTTATAAAATCAAATATATGTGCAATTGTATTTGTAATAGTTGATAATCTAGATCTTTCTAATTGAAACCATGTATCAGAATTTTTATTACATGATTTTGTATATAAACATGATGTACCAATTAATAAATCAAAAACATTTGTCATATCGTCATTTAAATCATAAATAATTCCACGACCTAATCGATACTGATTTAAACATGAATGATGAGAACTTGACATAATTGGTTCTAATTTTTTATTATTTTTCTTTAAATTATTTCTATGATAAATTACCCATTTTTTATAAAAATATCCGTCATCTTTAATAATTATATATGCTCCTTTTAATATTTTTTTAAACATATAATAATCAAAGTTGGTTTCGGTTAATAAATCTAGTATAACCATTTTAAAGGTATCGTCCAATGTTTTATTATGTTTTCTTAAATATTTTGTAATTTTATCATAAGAGTCCTCCATATATATAATATATAAAAAATATATATTATATTTACTCACAAATATATCCTGATGTTTTTTTAATTTTAATTCTTTTACCGTCATCTTCAATCGCATAATTTTCAAGAGTTATATTTTGATTGTTAAAATATACTTCTCTACATTCATTTATTGTATCATCTGGAACTTTTTGACTTATTATTTTATCAAATGTTGTACCATGTAATAATCTAATTATAAAATTCATTGAATATACTCCACATTCAGAATTTTTATATTGATTTCTTATTTGACTATATCTAATATCATATTTCTTTTCAAGTTCATTTGACGGTCCTTCTTTTTTCATATAGTCATCCGCAGGTATATCTACAACTTTTCCTGTATCCTTTTTATATTTCCATTCAGCAATTCTTTTAACAAATTCTCTTATTCTTTTCTCAGGACGATATCCATATGAATCAAAATAATATATTTGTCCAGTTTCTAAATTTGCATATACCGCTACCCAGTGAGAACCACTTTGATCATGATTATCTAAATTTGGAACTAATCCAATTGTTTTAATAGGATATTTTTTATTTTTTATCCCAAGCAATTCATTATATAAATTAGAAACATTTGTAAATTGTTGTAATGATGTTTGCATTTGATTATTTATAAATTTTTCTACTGCTTCTTGCATTTGATCATTTTGAGTTTCAATAATATCTTTATAAAATTCTCTGAATGGATATCTATTTTGTCTACCTCCAGATTGATTAAATTTTTCAACTAATTTAAAATTTTTTGTATAGAATTTTTTAAGTTCATATTGAACCATCATTAGATTCTTTAATTTTTCACCATTTTTCATTATATCATCAAAATCTAATTTTGCAATTTCATTGTAATTTATTTCTTGAAAATCCATTGGTGTAGCACCTAAGAATAAATAATTCGGAAATTTCTTTTCCATTTGTTCCATAACATCATCAATATTTTCTGTACTTAACCATTCTGTTTTTCCTTCTGTACCCATTGGTCTAAATACTTCATCCATATTAATCGCTTCATTTGAATTGTTGAATTTCTTTTTTAACCAACATCNTTGATCATTATTGCAATCCTTTAATTTTTCGTCTAATTGTTGCAGTAAATAACTTTTGTTATTATTATCTATATTAATTTTTTCTGATTTTATCTTGTTCTTGTCAATTGCTTTGTTATATAAATGTGCAATTAATTTCAATTGATCAACAGATAAACAAGAACCATCGGTATATTCTACATTGGCAGCACAACGTAAATTATGATTAAGTGCTCCTCCTTTCTTATTTGTTCTCTTCATAAATTAATAAATATAAAAATTTATAATAATTCAAATAATTTGTTATATTATAAATTTATTTTTATTATATATTATATGTCAAACAGAAATAATTCAAATCCAAATAATTTAAGAACTAATCTGAATTCAATCGAAAAAGGAGTAACTGATTTATTTAAAAAAATAGACTCGCCAAATGATTCAATGTTTAGTCGTCAAACAAATGTAGATATTAGATTAAATGGTTATGTTGATAGAGCGGATTTATATAGAAATAATTTAAATCTTAATGAACCATCTGATAAATTAAAAGCAGCAAATGAATTATTAAGAGAACAAAATAAAGGTATGAAGGGTGTTGATAATAGACGTGAATTATATCCTCAAAGTGAAATAAACAATGAATATAAAGATTTACGTAAAGCAGTAATTGACAATCATGGAAGTGTGCCATTTGTAAATGCTAGTATTAGATCAACAACATTACCATACGATGTATTATTATCTGAAGAAGATATGAAAAAAATTCAAGAAAGAGGAAAAAGACAAGAAAGATTTCAAGATGATAATCGTCCTAAATCTCCTCAAAAAGATCCAAGAGATAATCGTTTTAATTTATATCCAAATGCTGAAATTAATAATTATAAATCAGAAAGAAATGTTCAAATGAATAATCCCAGTAATGGTGCTCCATTCGAAAATGCATATCAAAGAAGATCTACAAATATCAGAGAAGTTGAAGGATCACCTGATGGAACTCCTTTTGATCATGCATCTACAAGAGATCGTGTACCAATGATTCCAAGAGATTCTTATCGTTCATCATATTATCAATCAACAGATAAAAATCAATTAGATCAAGAAGTTACATATGATAAACATAGAAGGGAAGTTGATAGCGGTCAAGTTAATTTCCCAAACGGTGATGTATTTACACATGGAAATGCCAGAGATCGTGTACCAATTGATCCACTCAATGTATATCGTTCATCTGATTATGCTTCTACACCTTACAATCAATTAGATATCGATGTAGATAATATTCCTCAAAAAGCAATGATTGATAAAACATCAAATGCAATTTTAAATAGAGAATTTGATATCAACAATGATAACAAAACATCATTGGGAGAATCAAATGAAGATACAATGATTCACACACCATATACAACATTAGATAAATTTAACAAACCTGATGTATTATTTAAGAATGTAAATGAAACAAAACCACAAGTAGATGTATTAAATGAATTTATTGTAAATATTGATTCATCAAATAGAAATATAACATTTTACCCAAATCCATTTAAATTAAGAGTAATCTTTAATCCAGCAGACCCAGGATATACAACTGTAAATGGTGCTAAAGTTGCAAATAGTGCAGCAGCTGATTTAACAATTCCAAGAGCATTTGAAAATATTAAATATTTAAGATTAGAAACAGCAACCTTACCAAGATATTATTTATTAACTTATACAACTGCTACAAGTGCAACTCCTGCACTTGGTGATGGAAATGAACAAACAATTCTTGCTGCAGTTATATCAAATACTACTGGACATACGAGTTCAGCATATAATTTTGCAGGTTATATTAATAGTGTTGGAGGAACATATACTCCTCCAACTGGTTATGTAACACAATATGTTGCCTATACATGGGTATCTACTACAAACATAACTCTTAAATTCAATGTTGTAAATACAACGAATGTATCAATCGCATATGAATTATTTTATAATGGAACTGCAGCCCAAACAATCTCAAAAAGATATATTGTAAATACAACTGCTGATTTATCAACGGATCGTTATTTAATGTTAAACATTGATGAAATTACTGATAATACACAAAATTCAACAAATGGAAAAAATCAATATAACTATTTATATCCTGACTACATTACAACAAATTATTTTTATGGTGACAATCACTTTGTTGACAAGATATTTAAGAATGCTAAATTAGGGACAATTCAAACACTCACAATAACATTGAGTGATAGTTTTGGAAATTTAATTACTGGGGGAAATTATATTGATACTACTAATTCGACAACAGATATGGTATCTACAACTTCTACACCAGGTGTTACAACAGTATATAACGATAGTATTTCATACATCAGACATCCATACTATAGACCATTCCAACTAACCTTAATGTTTAAGGTTGGATGTTATGAAACTGAAATCGATAAAAAGATCTTCTATTAGATTATATCTTCTTTTAGATTACATTTTTTAATTTGGGGATATTTATTATTTGACTAATAATATATGTTTCATCATCAAATTTTTCAGGATTGCCGTCAATTAATTTAACTTTACCTATTGGAAAATCAAGTTCAAAATCATATACAGTTCCTGATTCACTATAATACCAATAACTCTTTTTCTTTTCAAATAAATTCTCTCCTATTTTTTCAACACCTTCTATTTTAAAAACTTTAATTCTTTTAATTTCAGAGTTATCAGAATTTAATCCATTGTTGATTTTAATATCATATTCAATATCGTCTTTATACGCTGGTCCAACATATTGATCAAATAATGATTTTTCATTAAATTGGAAACAATTATAACTTTCATCTATCATATTATGTGCTTTAAATAATTCACAATCAACTGCTACTTCCTTAACTGATTTTAAAAATGAATCAATTAAAAGTTGTTTTTCTTTTGCTAATTCTTCAACATCTTCATCTGTTGTTTTTCTTTCATTTTTTCTAACTGCTTTAAATCTATAAACATCAACTCTTCTATCTTCCATTGGTAAATCTTTGTGAGAACATTGACGGATACCTCTACCAATAACTTGTTCAATACGTACATCATTCCAATAAGGATCTAATACATGGATTTGTCTGACGTTCATTAATGAAATACCTTCTGAACCTGCTGGTGCTAATAAAATATATTTTATATGTTTTCCTTCTTTATTTTCTGTTTTATTGAAAAGATCTTTATTTTGAGTTCTTACTTCTTGACTAATATCACCAGTAAATTCAGTAAATCTTTTATAATCTTCAGAACCTGCTTTTTGGTATTCTAATACACCAAAATATTTTAAATATAATTTATATACTTCTAATCCTTCCATTTTAACGTAGTTGGAGAAAATTAAAACTGGTCCTTTACTCTTTTGAGCATAAAATAATGAAGCAACAAATTTACATGAACATGCATATAATTTATCAAATAGTTTTGATTTTTTAGTATAATTTTTAAAGAAATCTCCAAATTTATATTTGTATTCTTTTTTGAAAACTTCGAGATCATCTAAGATAGTATGTTTATTTTTAACATCTTCCGAATTTATCTTATCAAAGTATTCTTCAGTTTGGGTAACAAAATCTTTGATTGTTGCTAAATATAATTCAACATTTCTAACATACTCTTTATTTAATAATTGTTCTTTTAATTTTTCTGTCTTTCCTTCTAAGATATTTGCACCATCAATATCATGGATTTTAAATTGATTTGGTCTTGGTCTTTTTTCACCATTTACTTTATCTGATATGACAGGAAATACAAAATTACATGCTTGACGAGTATATGTCTTATATGTTTTATCTTGAGATCTACCTTTCATTTTTGCTGCTTCTAATTTTGCTTCAATTGCTTCGTATACTTCATATACTTCTTGTTGATAAGGATCCATTATTAAATCTTTATATAATACTCTTTTTTCAGCAAAAACATCTTTTGTTGCTCCTAAATAATAACTTACTAATCCTAAAATTCTTCTTTGAAACATATTCTTTGTAATTGGATTTAATGATTTTACATTACCTCCACCAATATATACATCATTGAATTTATTTTCATTCTTNGGAAATGTATCAGGTCTTAATAAATTAAAGATAAGTGCTAATTCATAAGGTGAGTTAATGGCAGGAGTTCCTGAAATTAATATTACTCTTGCTTGATCATTTTCTTTCTTTTCTTGAACAATATAATCATATATTACTTGTGCTCTCTTACCAGTTTTGGATGTTAAGTTATTGTAAACATTTCTGATAAAATTGTGAGCTTCATCAAAAATATATAATGGTTTTTTAGAACTATCTGCTTCTTTAATAGCTTGAATAAAATCTCTGTCTGCTTTTGGAGAGTCATAGTGAATAAATTTTATATTTGCCATTCTTCCGTCAATGTCACTTTTACTTAAAAAAGTTTTTAATTCTTTTAACCATGTAGCGTCAAGAGATGCTTTAACTAATAAAAATACATTCCATGCAGGAGTATAATTATATAATACGTTGTAAAT